GAATTCATCTCCCTGCGCTGGACCGTGGTGGACCACCCTTCGTACAAGAACCGCAAGATCTTCCAGAAGCTGTGGGCCGGTGAAGACCTCGACCCTGCCGTGGATGACAAGGAAAAGGCCAAGAAGAAGCGCGACAAGGCACTGCGCATGCTGGGCGTTATCAATGCCAACTGCGGTGGCAAACTGCCTGATCGCCGTCCGTCGTCGGATGACCTGACCCTGTACCTCACCAACAAGAAGATGAGCATCAAACTGCAGGTCTGGGAAATTGGCGACAACAGCGGCAACTGGATCAGCGCGGTGTCCGAAGCGACTAACGTGGTCGTCACCGCATCGCCCGCTCCGAAGAAGCGCCAGTCGGGCAGTGAAGATGAAGTGCCGTTCTGATGGAAACGGAAAACCAGATCCTGAACGACGCTGCGGAACTCATCAAGGTCCGTGAGGCGGCGGAAGCAACCTTGCGCAACATCGACAATGAGCTGCGTGAGGTAATCAAGAAATACAGCACCCAAGCCCGCACTTGGGGCATGGATCGCCACAAACTGCGGATTGTCTGCGAGTATCGCGGCTATCTGCCAAGGCAAGGAGAAGCAGCATGAACGAAGAACCTAACAACCTCGAATGCCTGCGCGATCACTTCGCCGGTCAAGCTATTCCCGCATTGCTGGCCAACGAGCCGAACCCGTGGATTGTGGCCCGCCGCGCCTACGAGATCGCTGATGCAATGCTGGAGGTCCGTGGTGACGGAGAGCAATGAAGTTATAGCGGAGAGAGACAGGAAAAGGGCGGAAGCAGCAGCCAAAAAGGCCCGTATTGAACGGGAAAAGGCGCGGCAGATGGCTACGCTTTGGGAATACTATGCAACGGGGGGTGGGGCTTTGGTCCCACCTCACCGGGTGGCGAATAACTGCGGCGTCTCTCTCGAAATAGCTATTTACAACTTGCACAGATATGGCCGCAAGGAATCCAATAATGACCCAAATGATTGAGCAGGAGTAAGCACGATGTATACCATTAAAATTGTAGCAAAGGTAGCGGCATTTGATCATGGATAATTCGCCAGAACAAAGAACACCAGAATGGTTTGCGCAGCGCAAGGGTCGGGTTACCGGCTCGGCTGTTGGGGCTATCTTGGGTGTCAACACATATATGACACGCTGGGACGTCATGCGCCGTATGGTGCGTGAGGCTCTGGGTGCGCCTTCCGAGTTCGCAGGCAACGTGGCTACGGAATGGGGAACCAACAACGAAGCAGGGGCGCTGGTCGAGTTCCAGATGGAATCCGGCCTATCCGTGACGCCGGCACCGTTCGTGATGTACGAGGATTGGCTTGGAGCCTCTCCAGACGGCTATGTGAGCGATGGCGGCCTAGTGGAGATCAAATGCCCCTATGGCATCCGCAAAGCCTCTCCTGTGCCCTTCAAGACGCCCCAGAGCCAACCAAGCTACATGGCGCAGATGTACGTGCAGATGTTCGTCACGAATACCGAGCATTGCCACTTCTTCCAGTGGACGCCCAACGGCACGCGGTACGACGTGATCCATCAGAACATGGACTGGATCGCTACCAACATCCCCCGGCTGAAGCAGTTCCATGCCGAATATCTGGATGAACTGAAGAATAACGCCAATGAGCATCTGGGTCCGAAGCAACCGGAGATCGACACTCCGCAGGCGCGGGCTGTCATGGAAGAATACCAAGCCGTCATTGCTGATATAGAAAGGGCGACTAACCGAAAGAAAGATCTTTTGGAACAACTTGTTAACATGACCAGTGGAAACAAGTCGGTCACGATTGCCGGTCACAAACTGACAAAAACTGAACGGCAGGGAGCAATCAGCTACGCCACGGCCATTAAAAAGCTGTTGCCCGGTGCTGACCTTGAGCCATATCGCGGCAAGGGCACTAGCTATTGGCAGGTGACATGATCCCTCCTGCCCTACGCCAATGGCTGTGGGATAATTTCGGGTGGGACATATACGATTGGAACGATGGGGATTTGAGGTTTTGATATGTCATTCCAATTGCGTCCATACCAGCACGGGGCGGTTGACGCCGCCCTAGACTGGATGCGGCGGAGCATTGAGCCATGCCTGATTGATGCCGCACCTGCAGCGGGCAAGTCCTTTATGATTGCCGCCATTGCCTCGGAACTTCACCGGATCAGTGGCGGCAAGAGGATCTTGTGCATTGCCCCCAGCGCAGAACTGGTCAAGCAGAACGCCGAAAAATACAAATTTACTGGCGAGAAGTGCAGCATCTTCAGCGCAAGCGCGGGTGCAAAATCCGTCAAAAATGTGGTCGTGTTCGGCACTCCTGTCACGGTCAAAAATTCCATTGAAAAGTTCAAGAGAGACTATGCGGCTATAATAATCGATGAATGCCATGGGCTGACCCCAACCATCAGGGGCATCATTGATGAAATGCGATCAACCCAGCCGAACCTGCGCGTTTTGGGCTTGTCTGGCACACCCTACCGCATGGGAAGCGGGTACATCTTCCATATGTGGCCAGATGGCCGATCCAATGGTGACGACACCACGCGGGATCCGTACTTTGTGAAATGCGTCTACCGCGTGTCGGCACGGGAAATGCTGGATCAGGGGTTCATTACCCCTATGGAAATCGGCAAGCCCGGTTCCAGTGGATATGACACCAGTGGCATCGAACTGCTGCCAAATGGAACCTTGAACCACGAGACCGTCGAGCGGGCATTCATGGGCCATGGCAGGCTTACGGCACAGATCGTTGCGGATGTCATTAACCAATCGCGCAGCCGTCCGGGTGGCGTCATGTACTTTGCCGCGACCATTGCGCACGCCAAGGAGGTGCTTGCCAGCCTTCCTGCAGAGAACTCCGCATTGGTGACGGGCGATATGCCGACCAAGGAGCGTGATGCTATCATTCAGCGCTATCGTAATCAGAAGATCCGGCATCTTGTGAATGTGGGTACGTTAACCACCGGCTTTGACGTTAGCCATACCGAGACAATTGCTTTGTTACGTTACACTGAATCCGCCTCTCTGCTTCAGCAGATCATGGGCAGAGCGTGGCGCTTGCATCCGGGTAAGGATACGTCCCTGCTGCTGGACTATGCGAATAACATAGAGGAGCATATGCCAGATGGGGATCTGTACAACCCTGAAATCCGCGCAGGCAAGGCCAGTAAGAGTGAGCGGATTGACGCGGAATGCCCGGATTGCGGCAATATCAATCAGTTTTCATTGAATGCGGATTACAAGCATTATCAATATGATAAGCATGGATATTGCATAGATGAGTTTGGCCTTCCTTTGATCAGCGAACACGGACCTGTCGCGCGGCACTTTGGCAGGCGTTGCTTTGGCATGGTCCGAACTGGGGATAAGGGGGAATACGACAGGTGTGGATACTACTGGACGCACAAGGAATGCCTGCAGTGCTCTGAGAAGAATGACGTCACAGCAAGGCATTGCAGGTCTTGTAAGGCTGAGTTGATCGACCCCAACAAGAAACTGGTGTCCTTCGCGGAATACAAGAAAAACCCCAAGGCCAAGCAATGCGATATTGTCCTGTCCATGAAGGTAAGGGATAGTACGTCAAACAGAGGCAATAAGACCAAGCGGGTTGATTTTGTCACACCGTATCGCAAGTTCAGCGTGTGGTTTCTACCAGATGCCAGATATGACAAGGGCATCAAGGATTGGCAGAAGTTCTGCCATTACACTGATGGCGGATCGCACGCGCCTCATACGATCATGTATCAGAAGGACGAGTCCGGATACTTCAAGATCTTGGGCTACGACATTCCGCCAGATGACGAGGGGAATACCAAGTGACTTTCAAGGATCTGCCCTTTCCGGTCTACGGGGATCTCGGCTTTCGGGGGAAGTGCCCGCTGGAGTCGCAGGAGCAGGTGTCGTTCTTCAACAAGCTGCGCCATGAGCATCCAAATACATGGGGCAAGATCGCTGTTCACGTAAAGAACGAAGGGTTGGTCCGGGGCAGTCAGTTTTCCGCCATGCAGAAACATAGGGCGATGGGTATGGTTCCGGGCGCGCCAGACATTTTCATACCCGGCGAACGCACTTTGCTGATCGAGATGAAGCGCAAGGATCACACTAAATCGAAGCTTTCCACGGAGCAGATTGAGTACCTGTCGATGGCACAAGACGCTGGCGCGTTCGTGTGCGTTGCTCTGGGCGCTGTTGCGGCATGGATGGCATTTGAGGATTGGCTGGATGGCTAGTGCAATCATGCGGGCAATGCTGGACGTTCTGGAGGGCATTGTTCCTTATGATGATGCCGCTCCAGCGATACAAAGCTGGGCTAGATACTTCTTCTACGAGGCTGCGGACGAGATCATCACACTTCCGACAATTGAAGATCGCCGTGCGGCACTAAGCAATATCCCTGATGGACTGCGGCCATACGTAGAAGCCGAAGTTAGGCGATTATGGGCATTTTATAGGACATAATGTCCTTGACTACTCCCTGTGGATAATCCAAAAGGGGTGCATATTCTACGGAGCGATACGATGAACGATGAATTGGAATTTGCAGAGAAGATCCTGTCTGGCCGCTGGAGGCTGAATGACCGCGTGGCCAAGGAGAGGGAATGGAAAGATGCCGCGCAAGGAGCGGTTGATGGCGATGTTTCTGAACTTGACCGTCTTCTGGATCTCGACGCGCTTTTCGATTTCTACCTTGACGAACCCCAGAGCGGAGAATGGGACTACACATTCAAAGATTGGGTAGAGGAGCAGGGCGGCTTCAAGGTGGCTGCAGCCCGTTATTTGGAGTGGCATTCAAAGTGAGATTGAGGGTTATTGACATCATTCGCCATGCGGTAAGGGTTACTCGCATTCCCCAAGAGGCTTTGATTGGCCAATCTCGCTTGATGGATTATGTGTGGGTTCGGAAAGCTATTGTAATGGTGGCGCGCGAACAAGGGTATTCCTATCCAGACATTGGTCGCCTCATGGGCAAAAGGCATCATACTACAATCATGCATGCCGACCGTTGCGCCAAGAAAATGGTAAAGGACGATGATCGTTTCGCCCGCCTTGTGGAAGAACTTCGGCGGTCTGAGCCAGAGTTCACTACGGAGAAGCGGACCATAGCAATTCCCCGCGCGAAGGAGCCAATTAGCGATGATTTGGTTGTTGTACGTATTCGTCCTGACGCTGATCCAGAAGAAAACTTAGGTCGCGATACGGACGCCATGCAGCGCAAGATTGGAAGTGATAGGCTATTGAATGCCCTATTGGCAGCGAGGTCGGCATGATAGATCCACAGACAATGCAATTGGCTCGAAAGATGTGCGCGGAGAGCAAGAAATGGGGCCGTGTCCCAGAGAAAGCTATCTTGAGCGGCGCATGGGATACGGGCCATATAGTGCTACAG